ATGTAGCTCTGGCTCGGGATGATGGCGTAGGACTGGCCCGATGCGTTGGTGCCCAGGTAGCCAGAGCCCAGCGTCAAACCCACGGCAGACTGGATCGATGAGATTTCGTAGATCCTTCCGTCCGGAGCTAGTAAACCCTCGCCCACCGCGGTGCCTGTCAAGAAGTCCGTGCCGGTGCCGGTAACGGCGGTGGAGCCGTTGGTCAGCGCAATCGTGCCTGTGCGATACCAAGCCATGGTTCAGTTCCTTAATTCTTTGGGGCAACGGTCTGGGACGATTGCAGTTGCACGCCGACCAGATTGGTGAACACGCCCGCATAAGTAGCCGCAAGCTGGACGTTGCCGCCGAACTCGACATCCTTGGCGTAGGCGCGCCCCATCATGTAGTTGTAGAGGGCCGTTGCCCATTGGTCATTGACCGCGATGTTCCCAGTGACTGTGCTGAATGCCTTACCTTCGCCGCTGGGTGCGCTCACGTCTGTGGGGTATGCGCCGTAGGTAATCTCAATCGACGCACCAGAGCCAGCAGCGGGCGGGTAGATGTCGAAATAGTTGGGCTCACGCGGGTCATATGCAAAGTGCACTATCTCCGTTACACCGGCCATCGAGCGCCAGTCCCGGTTGATGCTGTCCAGATCCTCTATGGCGATCTTGCGAATAGCTCGCTTGTTGCCGGACGTGTTGCGCGGGATGTCGATCAGGCTCATGGACGCAGCAGGCAGCGCCTGGCGCGCACCGGCCACCGGCACAAAGGAGGCGGTCACGGCATTGGCATCAGGCCGGGCCAGCACCAGGTCACGCTGACCATCATTGAGGTAGACCACCAGGTCACTGGCGGGCCAGCGCACACCGGCCAGGTCAAACAGGGCAGTCTGGCATTGCTTGACCAGGTATTGGGCGGAGGTGGTCATGGTCTAGAAAAACCTTGGGCGCGCAGCAATGCGGCCGGTACCAAAGGACCGGGCTGCGGAAATTGATGCTTTGTTGATGGCGGCGTCAAACATGGCTGCATTGAGAGCACCCACACCCGGGTCAGACCACTTCTTTTCACTTTGAAGCATCAAGCGCGCTCGCGCACCAGCGCCCAGGGCATCGCGGTACTTCACAAACATATCGTCAGGAATGCCGGTTGCCGCCTCGCTTGGCCGCACAGACAGTCGCAGCTTGATGCCGGTCACCGATGCAGCAAGGGGAATTGGGTAAAGCAGCGCAGTGCCAGGTGTGATTTGCACCAGGTGTGATGTGGATCCAGTGTGCGCCTGCCAGTCGTCGGCAAAGGATGCATCCATATCCCCAACGCCAGCCACTTCAAGACGTCGCCCATCAAGCCAAGCCGCTTCAAGACGCACAAGCTCTTGCCCGGCATCGGTCGGGGCAATATCGAACGTGGTTTGGCTTGCTGAAATGGCAATGGGCGCTTGAACCACTTGCCATGCGCGGGAGCGTTCAAAGAAGTCCTGGCATGCGCGGCGAAGCTCATGCTCAATCTGCGGGTCAGGACAGCCCGGCAACTGGGGCAGCAAATCGGTGAACCAGTTGGACCAGGCTTTCATGGTGAGGTTTCCCCGGCTAGTTATTCAGCCTTGGCCTTCTTCTTGCGCGGGGCAGGCGGTGTGCCAGCTTCCACCGGCAACGCGTTGGGGTCGGCTTCGTCCTCGTCGTCATCATCTTGACCGTCGTCACCTTCGCCACCGGCATCGGGCGCTTTGTTTAGATCAAGCATCGACTCGGCCTGTTCGTAGTCGGCCATATCGGCAGGGAAAAATGTGCCAACACGCAGCAGATGGGCCAGCGTCTCGGGGTGATCCACATCGCACGACACCATGCCGCTCTCGGGGTCCAGCTTGAACACATAGGTCTTTTTGTCCAGGCCGGCCACGCGAACCGTGCCGTCATTGCGCAGGGCGATTGAGGTTTCAAGTTTCATGTCTCTCTCCAAAAAAACAGGGGAAGCAGAAGGCCTCCCCTGAACTCGTTGACCCAGGAGGATCTATCCCGGCACCTATGCCGCGCGGTACGTCATTGAAACGCCAATGGTTCCAGCCGCAGGAGTGGTCGGAGCGGTAGCAACCTTCAAACCAATCCGGCGATCAGCAGAGGTTGCGGCAACGGTGGACATGGAATTGAGCGTGCGCGTCAGAGACTTATCGAAGGCAGTGGCCACGGCAGCGCCCGTATTGCCCCAGGATGCGCCGCCATCAGCAGCAGCAGCAGAGAAGGCGGTACCAGCGGCATCCAGAACGCCGACCTCATAGACGCCAGCGCCAGCGCCGGTATCCAGGTCGGTGCCGTACACGCGGACCTCAACCGGGATGCAGCCAGCAGGCAACACACCAATTTGTCCAATCGTGTTGAGCGCCAAGTCGCCAACCGGGAGTGCCAACTCAAAGTTGACGGTAACGAGCTCAGAGCCCGCAGGGTACACCGCTGGCTTGCGGCCAGTGATGTAGTCATTGCTATTTACAAAAGACATGGTGATTTACTCCTTAGTGGCTTATTGGATTAGCGCGATGCGGCGAAGGTGTCCAGCGCGAACACGCCAAAGTCCTGAGCGCCTGCGGGCGTGGTGAATGTCACCTTCTTAACCCCGAAGATCGAGGATGTGGAGATGACCACCTTGTCGCCGTTGTCGCGGGTTTCCTCGTTCCAGTCGAAACGCAGATTAGTACCGGGAGAGCCAAAGGCCATCACAGCAGCTTGCGAACCCAGGAACAAAGCACGTGCCGACTCGAATGTGCCGCCAGCACCAGCGGTGTTCTGGCGAATCACGTTGCGATGGCTGTGCAAGATCACGCCACGGTACATGCCCAAAGAGCCCTTGAACATGGGGTTGTTGCGGCCTTCTGCGCCAGCAGCAGACTTTTGAATATCGAGCCACTGCCCGGTGTTCGTGTTCGAGCGCAGATCGTCCTCTTGGAACGTATGCATGACGCAAACGAATGCCTCGTTACCGTCGATCTTGCAAGGTTGCAGGACCGGGATGTCGGTAGCGCCACCGCCTTGTGCATCGGCTTTGGTCTTGGCGCGGTCAATCAGACGCAGGTCCATGGCGTCAGAGTTGGCCAGGCCAGCAGCTTCATTGCTGATGTTGTTGTACGCCGTGGCGTTACCGCCGTACAGCGTGTGGTTGCTGTCAGGAGCGACCAGGGCGTTATTGGCGCGACCGGTGTAGCCCAGGGGCAGCAAGAAGTTGGCATTGATGCCGCGTGCGCCGGACAGATAGATGAAGGTCAGTTCATCTTGCAGACGAGCCCACCAGTTGGACTGCTGGCGCTTGGCCTTCTCGCGCAGGTCGTTCAGGGTGCGCTTGCGGGTCATGCGTCCACCGGTATTCACACCGCAGCGTGCTTGATCGATGTAGATGGAGTCGGAGTAGAAGCGTTGGGCTTCTTCCTTGCCTTCCAGAATGTCCTCGCCCTCAACCGGGGCCATGCGAAGCTCGGCCAGCAGGTCATAGTTGATTGCTTCACCGGCATCCGATTCCAAGTCCGTCAGGATTTGAATTGGAACTTCCGACTCAGCGCCGCGCGCCATGAAGCGTTGGTTGAAATACGATTTTTGGCTGGTGTCGTATGCCAGCAATCCTGCCCAGCGTTTTACCGCCTTTTGGTCGTTTACGCCAATAATGGTCCGTGCCATGAATTACTCCTAAAAGTTAAGTTACTTTTGGGGCACTCCTGCGCACCAACCATCAGCCTTTCAGCTACGCTCTACTAGAGCATGCTTGTCACGAAAACGCTCGCCATCGGTAGAGTATTTCGATACAACAACATCAAGAGCGGCAAATATGTTCAGGCGAACACGTTGGCCGCTTTTGTGTACCAACTCAATCCTTGATGGGCCTGATATGTCCAAAAACTCACCAGGCCGAACATCAACAATCACTTTGGTTGTCAACATGCTTATCCGCCCCGCGAAAACTTCTCGCGCTGGGCTGGGCTCATCTTGGCAATGGCTGACTCAAGATCATTGCCATCAAGAGCGTCAAGGTGAGCAAACTCACCGCCAACATCACCCGGACCATCACCGCCAGGAAGATGCGCAATGGTTTTTGGGGCGGCTGGTGGATTGCGGTTTTGCGCAGCCGGTTTTGCCGCCGCTGCTGCCTGCTGTGTACCGGCTTGCAATTCTTTCCCATTGAGCACCATCACACGTTTGTGCGCCTCCGCGAGGAACCAATCCATTGACTTTTCGGCGTGCGCCGGGTTGTTGGCAAGCACCTTGACGAACTGATCCAGTTCCGCATTGCGCTCCTGGTCGGCCTTGTAGTCGATGCCTTCGGTATTGGCAGACGAGTACAGGCGGCTGATTGCGT